GGGATGTCGCCATAGACGGGCGGGGCCGTCATGCAGGCGCTCAGGGCGGCCGATGCTGCGGCAATCAACAGCACTCGGGTAATCATCGTGCCGGTCCTTTCGGTTGGCATTCGGGCTTGTTCCTATTCGCCTTGAAGCGGCAGGCGGCGTTCACCGCGGCGTGGCCCTTGTCGGCCTCCGGAGCGGTGCGAACCTCATCTTGTCCCTGAGCAACCGCTTGGTCCGTGGCGGCCTGGTTGCTCGCCACGTTCGAGACGGTGTTCATCGCTTCCTGGCCGGCACTGACGGACGCTTGGCCCTGAGCCCCGCTGACCTCGTCTTGCTTCTTCGCGGTCTTGCTCGAGCTGCATTGGGTCAGCACAATCGAAACGGCGGCGATGAGGACAATCGCGCCGACGCCAATCGCGATCAGCTTTGCGCCAATCTCGTAGCCCCTTATGGTGAACATCAGCTCAGCTCCACGTTCGCTTGAGGGTGGAAGACGTCGGTCTTGGGCGGGCGGATCGGCGAGGGCGTCTTGCAAATCCGGGTAATCGCTCTGGACGAGAGGCAGGCCAGCGTTCGGGCGCTTATGCCCTCCGCTGGCAATGCAGAGCATGGCAACGAGGGCGAGCGCGAGCCAGGCGACGAGGCAGGCCGCGCGGACAGTCATTTCTTCCTTAGCTTGGCGAGGATGCGCCGCGCTTCCGTCTTGGAGTCGAGGAGAATGGCCCGCGCCAGGGCCTCGGCATCCGCCCGCAAGTCAGCATGGCGGAAGGTTAGGAAACCGAGCCAAATGAATGCGAGGGCGAGCAGGGTGGCGAAAATAACGTTCATACTGCGTCTCCTTCTGTTGGGGCGGTAGCCTTCGCCGCCGCCGAAGCCCCCGCGGCAGCGCCGGCCGCGGCGCCCGCAATGATCGGCGGAAGCGGCTCCCCTACGCCACTGCCTTCAACGCTCGCGCCGCTCTTATCGACGGCCGCCTTGAAGCGCCCAACGGGGCCGCCAAGCAGGATGCCAACCTGCGAAATGCCAACCAGCACCAGGCCGCCAATTGCGACGATTCCAAGGATGGAAATGATTTTGCCATAGAGCGCCGGGGGCCACCCGCCCCACACGAGCACGCAGACAAGCGCCACCACGCCAATGCCGAAGGCTACGGCGCCTACCAGTGCGGCAATGGCGAACAGCAAGCGCATCCCTTCCGCGAAGGTCTGCGGCGGCGGCAGGCCAAGCAGTTTCACGCGGCTAGCCCTTGCATGAACGCCGCGACCTTTTGCCGAAATGCCACCATGTTGAAGGCTGGATCGATCTTCCGGCCGGGCGGCAGCGCATATTCCTTATGGCCGACGCACATGATCGCAGGCGCGCCGATGTGCTTAAGGATTGCCGCGCATCCGCGGGCGTAGGCTTCCATCTGAACGTCGGGCCACGGATCGGCGCCGGTGCCGGCATTCTCGGCCTCGATGCCGATGAAGCTGGTGTTTCCGCTGGCGATCCCCTGCCATTGCCCCGGGCCTGCATGGTTGCAGCGACCGGCCGCGATGACGCTGAACGTGCCGTCGCGCGCAAGGTGAAGATGCGAGAGCGGCCCGGGGAGATCGGGGCGCCCGTCGATGATGGTCTTGAGAGAAGGCGCGTTGCCGGTCAGCGGCCCTGCCGTGTGATGGCAGAGGACGCCGCGCACTGGGCCGAAAGCGCCCGGGCGCCCGCGCGTTTGCCAACCGGCAATCTCACTGACCTTGCACCCCGCCGCGCGAAGCGCGTCCGCAAGCCAAGTCGCGTTCATCCTGATCTCCCCTTCATGTTGGTTGGGCTCATGCTGCATCCTCCGCTCCAGCGTCCGCATCATCTGCGCGGAGCTCGCTTGCATAGATGAGCGCCGATTCCTGAGCTTCGGCGACCATTTGCGCCGCGCGCTGCTCCTTGATCTTCGCGACGATCTCGGGACCGCGATCCGGGTTCATCTCCAGCATCATCAGCATCGCGTCGAAGTTCGCCGTCATGTTGCGGAGCTTGTGGATGAGCAGCCGCTTTTCGGCGTCGTGCCGCGTCTGCTGGCGATCAAGGCGAAACTCGAGCCGTTCGACGCGAGCAATCAGCGTGTCGCGGAGCTTGGCTTCCGCATCGGTCGTGACCTTCTTCCACGGCACGACCTGGCGGACCAAGAGGCCGATGAAGCTGATCGCGACCGTCCAGATGCCGACGACGGTGAGTTGCGAAGTCGTGGGTGGGATCATGTGTTCCGCCTACATCAATGACATTCTGCGGTTGCCGCCGCCGGGACCGTCCAGCCACGCGACGACTTCCAGTTTGCTCGCATCGAGGCCGGGAGGCGGCTCGAGCAGGGCATCGACCTCAAGTTTCGTCCATTCGCCAGAAAGCTTGTCGAGCCACGCGACCGCCTCCATCTTCGAGACGCCATCGCCGGGTGTTCCTTCGAGGACCGCGACGACTTCCAGCTTGGACTCTGACAGCCCATCAGTCGGCTCAAGGACGGCGACATCTTCAAGCTTCGAGGTCTCGCCAGCTGCGGCGGCGACGATCTTGGCCTCAAGCTGCCACTGGACCCACGCGGCCGCCGCTCCGTTGACGCTGACCGCTCCGGACGCGCTTCCCGACGTCGCGATCGCCTTGGTGCAGACCGAGAGCGCGGTTCCTGAAGTCGCGCTGGCCTTGTTGTTCGCATTGCCCCAACCGGAGGGAAGGTTGAGGTTCGTAGCTGCGGCCCCGCCATCTACGCAGACGGCCAGGACATCGTTCGCGCTGGCGTTGAAGCTTGTCGAGGTATGCGGGTTAGCAGAGCCGGTGTTCGCTGTGCTTCCTACAGCAAGCGCAGCCATCGGATTGTTCGGATCTGCGAAATACCAAATCGCGGCTTCGCAGGCGACCGAGCCAGTCCATGTGAAGACCGGGTTGGCCGAGGTTTCGGGAGCCTCCCAAATCGAAACCGTGAAGCTTGCGCCGCTGTTGACTTGAGCGAGGTTCGACCAGCCCGTTGTCGTGGTGCTGTGGGTCGCGTTGTTCTTTGTGCAGAGGATCGCCAGCAGCCGGCCCTTGGAGCCGTCGACCGTCGGCTTCGCAGGCGTGATCGTCGTCGCGCCGGCACTTGCGTTAACAGCGCCGGAGCGGATGAGCGTGACGGAAACCGCCACGATTTTAGGCCGCTACTGCGCCGAACTCGGCGTTATCGAACCCCGTCTTCGTCCATGTGGTCGCGGTCGCGGGATCGGTCGCGAAGAAGTGGCCCCTGCCCTCATAGCCGCCATTGTAGCTCTTGCCCGCGCTGTCGCTGTCGGTGCTGCTGCTCCGGACGCGGAACTTGCCGTCCGTGATCGTTCCGCCGCCAACGCGCCCGCGCCCGTTCACGACCATGCCTGCGATCGAATAGCCGCTCGGAATCGCGGCAATCGCTGCCTTGGTGAACGTCTTCGAGTTGCCGATGGATGGAAGCGAGATCGCGGTCGTATCGTCGAGGACGGCTTCGTTGATGTCCGTATAGGTGCCGGTGCCGGCCGTGTAATTGCCGTTGCCGTTCGCGAGCTTGCTGTAGAGATGCGAATCGCGGAGGTCGTAATCTCCGCCCATGATCTGCGAAAAGAACGAGTTGGCGTTGACGGTCGTGAAGCGCGTCGTCGTGACCGCGGAAGCGCCGTTGGTGGGGACGGTCGAGCTGTTGGCCTGGAGCGAGCCGCCGACATAGAGCTCGAAGCTGGAATTGACGACGAGCTTGAAGACCACCGTGACCAGCGCCGTCGCGCTCCACTGGGAGAAGCTCGATCCCCAGTTCACCCAGGCCGACGTCCCGCTGTTCCAGTATTGCACCTGCATGTTGCCGCTGTTCACCTTCAGCCGGTAGGCGTTGGCGGTGCCGTTGAGCATGGTGAAGACGACATGATCGACCGCGTTGCCGTTGTAGCTGGCAAGGTAGGTGTCGAAGCGCAGCCAGAAGGTGCCGGTGAGCGAGGTCGAGCCGTCGATGAAGGGCTGAGCCGCCTCGACGTAATCGCTCTCCGTCGGCACTTTGATGCAGTCGGCGACGTAGGAGGAATCGAACCGGCCTGCCGTCGTGTCGCCATCGACGACGGTCCCGGTGTTGCGCCGGCCGAAAGCGAGCGTGTTGAACGCGAAATAACGGGTCGACATTCCTATTTACCTCACGTTGTCACGTCGCCGAGGACGTCCCACTCGTCCGTCCCGACTTTTTCGATCTCGAAGACTGCCTCGGCGCCATTGCTCTTGAGCGCGCCACCACGGCTGTTGAGCGTGACACCCACGGCTGGCGAAAGCGTGACCTGACCGGCACCGGCCTGCGTCATGCGGGTGCGACCGCCGATCGGGTAAGCGGCAGTCGCATTGGTCGGAACCGTGACCGTGATCGCCGAGCCGTTGGTGAAGCGCTTGTGATGCCAGTCGTCAGTGACGAGGACGGTGTAGGTCGTGCCGCTGATGGTATCGATCGTCAGTCGCCGCTGAGCGCTCACATCGAGATCGCCCGCTGTTTCCGGGCCAAGCACCAGCCGATCCCCCTGCTGGCCGCTGACCACATAGCTGACCGCAGCGTAATAATCCGCGCCGCCGGCCGGAATCGGTAGCTGCACGGCGCCGACATCGGGCGGGAACGTCCCCGCGCTCGTCCAAGGCACGGCGTCAGGGTCGACAGTAGGATCGGTCACGCCGTCCGATTGCCAGAATTCCACCTTGATCTGCGCTGCCTGGTCGTCCTCACTGGCTCCGCTCACGACGAGCGCTGGCACGCTCGCCCCTGCGCTATCGAGCGTCGTTGCGCTCAGCGTCCACGATCCGCCGTCCGGCGTCCCGATTGCCGGTGGCGGCGAGCTCATCGAGACGTTCGACTGATCGAGCGTGTAGCTCACGTCATCGGCGAAGACGCTGCTTGCGATCTCGCGCAGGGTCAGCTTGGGCCGCCACTTCTCGTCGATCTGATAGGCTTCGATCCGGAACGTCTTCGTATCGCCGCCGAAATAGCGGTCAGATGTCCATTCGCACCAATCGCCAGCCTCGGCTTCGCAGAAGCGCGGGCCGAGCGTAACCGAGGCGCGGCCCCACAGCCGACCGAGCCTGCGCGTGATCTCGGCGATGCGCTGCGCCTGCCCAACGTCACGCACCAGCCGCAGCGGAATGCTTGCTTCGCGCGGTCCGCCGTCGGCGATGATGTCGCTATCGTCCCTTGCAGGCGGTGCAGCGTGGTCGTTCCATTGCTGCGTCGGCTCGACGTAGCGCGAGACGACCATGTTCACCCATTCTTCGTTCGCCTGGCTGAGGAAGCCATGGTTCCAGTTGACCTCGCTTGCGACGAGCAAGTCGTCGTCGGTGAAGCTGAACGAGATCGCCTTGGCCTGGGCAGGCTCAAGCTCGACCGAGCCTTCGACCGTGATGACGTTTCCGGCGACGGCGGCGGCGAACATTTGCTCGACGTCGATGAAGTCCTGGTTGGCATAGACCGGCCCCGCGATCCGGAAGCGGATGCCCGGCCCTAGGATGCGGAACGTGACCTTGCCGGAAGAATTGTGCGTCGCCAGCGAATTGCCAGCCGGATCGTAGAGGACGTCGCTGCTCGTCTCGAAGATCCAGTCGTGCGGGGCCACGCTCTCGATGGTCGACGCATCGACGAGCGAGACAAGATCGTAGCCCGCCCAGTAGCTTTCCTGCGCCGGGTTCTTACGCGGCAGGTTCAATGTCGGCTTGGTAAAGCTTCCGCTGGCCTTGATCATTCCCGCCGAGCCGCCGGTCGTGTCATCGTGGATCAGGTAGAACTTGCCATCGACGACGACGAAGAAGTGCTGCTCGTCGGCGACATGGCAGAAGGTTCCCCCCGACGGAGAGCCGCGAGTGACGAGGCCCGTCACCGTATAGCTCAGCGCGCCGCCGCCGAAGAGGCGCTTGAGGGTGAACTGGTTGCTCGAGCCTGCAGGAACGAAGAAGCCCCAAACGCTTCCGTCGCCGTGGAGCGCGAAATCCTCGGAGGTCTTGGCGTCGCTGACGAGCGTAACCTCATCGAGGAACCCGCCGGCGCGCGCCGTCAGCACCTTGCGAGTGCCGTCGGGCATGTCGATCGCCCGCGTTATTCCCCCGCCGATCTCGGCAGTGTCGGTCTTCGTCGCAGCCCCGAGCGGCGGAACCGTCCACAAGGCATGGAAGGCGGTAACGCCAACCACATACCAGCCGAAGAAATAGGCGGTCCCGTCGTTGGCGAGGTCGATGTTGTTGACGCTTCCGGTGGCGGCGTCGAGGCCGTCGGTGGTGGACCCGAGCAGCGTCTTCGTCGGGAGGTTCCACCACTCGATCGTGTCGGCGTTGCTCGCGCTCGCGCGCGCCATCCAGTTCGCGGTTACGGCGGCAACGATATAATAATTCGAACTGGAGGACGCATCCCGCTGGACATAGGGATATGGCCCCGCCAGCCCTTCGTCGCAGAGGTTCGCCGGAGCGATCACATTCTCTGGCGGCGCTTCGTCGGCGGTGAGTCCGCGCCCGATCAGCAGCGCGGTCGGATCGCTTACATCGTCCTCTGCATAGATGCCGCGCACCCAGTTGTAGCGGCAGACAATCGGGTTCTCGCTCCACTCCCAGGTCGTCGGGTCATCCCAACGATGCGCGCCCGAGCCGCCGGTGACGGTGCTGTCCTTGCGCGGGTCGTAGCAGAGTTTGCCCCTGAGCACGAAGCCGAAGCGCGGGCGTCCGCCCGGCCACGCAGGCTGCTTCGCGTCGGGAGCGTCGGCCTTGTAATCGACGACAACATCGCAGCCCGAGCGGCCAATGTCGGCTGAAGTCCAGCCCGGCCCATAGGTGGTGACGACCGAAGGCAGCGGGTCGTTCGATGTGTCCGCCCTGAACCAAAGCGAGAAGTGGTCGGTGTCGAACTGCGGATAATTGCCGTCCCCGGTGTAGAGGACATATTCATCGTTGACGTAGAAGCCGATCAGGCCCTCGCACTTGTGGTCGGCCAAGCGGATGACCAGGACTTCGTGATCGGTGCCGTATTTCCCGCCATAGTTGAAGCCATCGACGAGGCTTCCCGGCGTGAACGTCTCGCCGAACAACGCCGAGCGCGGCTGCTCGCCGAGCTGCAGCTGCATCTCCGCAGCCATGCGCGCTGGCGTCTTCGGCATGGTCAGGTCGACGACCGCCTGAGTAATTATCATCGCCGCGCCCTGAACGATCAGGGCTTGCATCCCCGGCACCGTGAGGCCGACAACGATCAGGGCGGCTCCAACGACGAAGCCGACGAACTTGCTCATTAGCCGCCCCTACTTGCGCCGCGTCACGTCCCAGGCGGCGACCGCAAGAGATCGTTTGCAGCGCCGAAGCCCGCGCTCGCCGGGGCTGACCAACGTCGGCCCTTCGACGATCATCGGATGGAGGCCGAGCGCCTCGATCTCGTCTTCGCCAAGGCCAGCCATCGTCTCGGCCGGGATTGCAGCGATGTCGCCGCGGTGAGCCTCAGCCGGGGCAATGCGCTCAAAGCGCGCGTCCAGCGCCGCCTCGATCCCGCCGACGGATTTCAGCGCACGAAGCGCCCCGATCTTGCCTGACCAATGGAGCCCGCCGAGCGCGCCTTCACCCGTCGTCGCCTTGACCGCTCCATTGGCGAAGCTCGCGCAATCGTTCGACCTGCTGCCCCACTTGTGCGGCCTGTCCCTGCGGCTGTTGATGAATGCGATGAGCGCAGCGACGTCGCGCTTCATGCCGGAATCACCAACGGGCCGGCGCCGGCGATGCTCGAGCCGCCGGTGCTGCCGGTTCCGCTGCCAGTGACAGCCGAACCGCTCCTGGTCGGCTTCTTCCCGCCCCAGTAGAGCATCTTTTCCCCGGCATAGGCGACGTTGCGGAAATAGCCGTCGTTACTGTCGATCAGCCGTTGGTCGGTGTCGGAGCGCATCCGCGAGAGGCTTCTGCCAAGCCCACGGGCGGCGCTCTCGACCGCGAAATTGACCACTGCAGGCCCGCCGACAGTCTCAACCGAATCCAGCGTGTCGCCGCGCCCGCGATCGAAGACATGCGCGTCGAGAAGCGTCTGCCCGTCCGAAGCGAAGATGAGGCGATAGAGGACGACGCTCGCGCCCTTGACCGAATCAGCGTCGATCTCAGCCAGTGCGTCCGCCTCAACGCCGGAAATGCCGAGCGTGTAGCCCTGCGCGACGCCGCCGATTGCGCCGGCCGTCTGCTGAGCGAACGCCCGGTCGCCAAGCGGCAGGTAATCGTTGCCGTCGATGGTGAGGACGCCGTAGCCGCCCCACACGCGGATCGTGTCGCCGACGAGCGGGATGATGTCGACAGCCCCGGTGACGATCGCTTCGCCCGCCTCGATCGCTGCAAGGGCGTCAGGATCGAGCGTCTTCACGAACGGATGTCCTGAACGCCGACGATCTGCCCGCCGTTGATCGAATAGAGCCGGTCGATCGGGCCGAGGCTCGTCTGATCGTTCACCAACGCCATGACGCAGCCCGGCTCGTCGATGTGGGCGACCGCGCTCCCCGGCACTGCAGTCGGGATCGGCGGCTCGACGGTTACGGTGACAACGCCTGAGCCGTTGGCAGTCCCGCCCGAGACCACGCGGACGAGCGCGCGCCAGGCAAGACCAGCGACGGAGGTCTCGCTTGCGTTATAGCGGAAGTCGATGCCGTCGCGCTTCGACAGCACTAGCCCCGCCGCCGCAGCGCCAAGGTGGAGTGTCAGCTGGCAGTCGCCGCCGGTGACAATCGACTGCGACCACGAGGAAGCCTGCCCGGTGAATGCGCCGAACGCGCCGAAGCCGTCGGGATATTCCTTCGGATACTGGCGCTTGAGGTCGCGGCCGATGAAGCGGCGCGTCTGGCCGCGCAGCCCGTCGACGAACGCTTCCCAATCGTCGGAATCGTCTTCCGGCATCCGGCCGAGCGTCCACGCGCCCGACCACAGCGGCATTCCAGCCTGAACGCCCCCGATCCGGCCGCTTGCTTCCGGCGCCATATAGTCCACGCGCTGGAGCTTGAATTCCTGCTGCGCGACATAGAGCGTCGGCATCTCGATCGGCGCTTTCACTCAGCGCCTCCAGATGAAGCGAGAGCGGGCTTCGTCCATCGTGCCGACGATCTTGCCGGGAAGCTCGGCCCTCAGCTGGTCGAGCGACATTTCCACGCGTGCCAATGCGGCGGGATCAGCGCCGGTCGCGTCAATGTTGATCGTCGTATGAACGGGCGGCATCATCGGGCCATTGTCGTTGCCGACGCTGACCGTCTCCATGTTGGAAACACGAGCGCGCGGGATGCCGTTGATCGAGAGCACGTTCATGTCCGTGCCGCCACGGCCGCCGACGAGGAACGAGCCGCCGGAAGCGAAGCCGGGAACAGCCCCACCGGCCGCAGCTGTCGATGCGCTGAAGCCACCGCCGCCGCTCGCTCCGAACGCCGCCTCGATGCCTTTGAAAATCAGCATCTTGATCGTCATTTTCAGGAGGTCGGCGAGGATTGAGAGCGCGAGGTCATGGAAAGCCTGCTTGAGGCTTTCCGTGCCGGTGATGACGTCGGTGAGCGCATCCGAGAGCTTGTCGATGCCGTCGACCTCGATGCTCTGGAGCGCCTGCTTAATTTCGGCTGCGGTCTTCGGAACGTCGTGCGCCCACTTCTCCAGCGGGCTCATCGTGTTCTGCTGGATCAGCGCCGCGCCCTGAGCGCGCTCCGTCGGCAGATGGTCGATCTGATCCTGAATGACCTTGATTTCTTCGTCCGTGGCGTGGTTGCGCTTCGCCAATTGCAACTCATGCTCCAGCTGCAGGCGGCGCTGGTTGATCTCACTGTCGAGGATCTGAAGCTGGATGCGGCGGTGATCCTCGTCCGTGGTCGCCAGCTGGTCAGCGACGTGGAGCGCGCCGATCGCGAACTTGCGCTGCTGGTCGGCGGCTTCGAACTGAGCCTTGTCCGCCCGCGTCAGCTGCTCTTCGACAATCGCTTGGAGCTTGACCTGCGCTTCTGTGGCATTCGCGGCCTTGAGTTGCGCGGCCTTCGATTCCGCCTCCTTCAGCGCGGCGTCGGTGATCTTGTGCTCGGCGTGCTCGCGCTCGGCCTTGGCAAGCTCCTCGTCGATCGCCTTGTCCTTGATCGTCTTTTCGAGCTGGACGAGCTGAACCTGGATTTGAAGGTGCTGCTCGGCACTGCCGGCGAGACCGAGCTTGGACTGCAGAATCTCCTGGTTCGCCTGAAGGATTTCCTTGTCCATTTGAGCGAGCAGTTCTTCGGAGCGGTCGGCGGGCTGCTTTCGTCCTCTCGGCCCCTTCGGAGCGAGGAACGGCGGGAGATTGACGCCGGGGCCCAAGGACGGCTTCGGCGCTGTCGCCGCGGCGGTCGCTGCTCGAAGCAAGGCCGTCTGCCGCCTCAACTCCTTCTCGGCGTCGGCGGCTGTGCCGCTGCCAGTGCCGTGCCTGAAGCCAAGAATTGAAGTGGCGCTCTCAGAAGCAGCCTGGCGCGCAAGGAATTCGGCCTTCGCGCGGCGAACCTGCTCCATGCGGAAGCGCAGGTCCATGTTCTGATCGGCGGCGTTCTGCGCGACCGTGTTGCCGAGGACCGCGCCGCCAGCCGCGCCAATGGCCGCACCGGCAGCCCCGAACCTGCTGCCGGCAAGCCCGCCGATGATGGCAAGCGCCAGCTGCGGGTTGGAGCTGAAGAAGTGGAGAATCTGATTGGTGAGCGTGCTGAGCGCTTGTGCAAGGCTGAGGATGGAATTCGCGTTCGCCGTGACGGTCGAGGCGATATTCGCTTCGAGGACAGTCTTCAGCGCCTCCAGCTTGTGCGCCGTGACTTCGGCATTCCTGATCTGATCCTCGGAAAGAACGACGCCGAGCTGATGTGCTGCTTCCGACAGGGCGTTGAGCCGCTCCGTTCCGCCAGCAAGCAGGCTATCCAGCTGCGCGCCGGCCTTGCCAAACAGGGCGACCTCGATTGCTGCCCGCTGCGAACGGTCGGTGACGTTCTTGAGCGCATCCGCGATCTTCGTGAACACGTCGCCGGTGTTGCCTGAGCGAAGCTCATTGACGGTCGTATGCGCGGCAGTCGCGAGCGCCTGGAAGGCCTTCGTCTGCTCTTCTGAGCCGACTTTGGACTTGCCGATCGAAACGGTGAGCCGCTGAAGCCCGCCTTCGAGCGCTTCCTGGCTGACGCCGAGCTGGCCGGCGGCGAAGCGGAACTCCTGCAGTTGCTTGGTCGTGACGCCGAGCGTCCCCGCGACTTCGCCGATGGCCGCAGCATATTGGAGGCTCTGCTTGATCTGCTGCGTCAGCGCGCCGACCGCGAAAGCCGCAACGAGTCCTTCGACGGCGATCTTCGCCGACTTGAAAGAGCTTTCGATGTCCTTGGAGAGGCCGCGCGCGATCGAGCGCGACTTGTTCGCGCCAGCTTCAAACTGGGCGGTGTCAAGCCCGAGCGCGACCCGCAGCGAGCCGATGAGCGAACTAGCCATCGGCATCCGCCAGCTTGAAGGCGTCCTTCACCAGCTTGCCGAGCGCGGCGACGATCACTTGCCCATACTTCTCGGAATACTGGAGGCCGACGATCACGTCCGCACTGAGGTCGGCGTGGTGCTTGCGCGTCATGGCGATGAGGAACTGCGACATCACCGACGACGAGGACATGAGCTCGCCGAGAAGCTCGACCAGCCCCTTCTCGAAGAGCCCCTCAAGCTGCCAGATGACTTGGTAATCCATCGTCAGCGTCAGCGTGAAGTCGTCGTCGAGCGGGATCGCCGCCTCGTAGAGGAAGGGTTTCAATTCCATCGTTTAGCCTTGCTGTGCGAGGCGGGCCGCGCGCGCGGATAGGCGCTGAGCCGTCGCGTCGATCTGGACCCACATGTAAAAGCCGACGAGCTTGATCGTTTCGTATTTCTTCGAGTCGAACGCCGGTCGGCCCGAAGGCTGAGCGACGTCCTTGAAGGTTCCGAATTCCATGAAGATGCCGTGATGCCGGGGAAGGCTGGCACTCGGGCCGATGAAGATGGTCACGCCGCCAGGCGGCGCTGAGACGTCGACCTCGTGCGAAACAGACTTGTCCGAGACGATGATCGAATCGCGAAGGTGCAAGCCCTGATCGCTCGCATCGTAGGGAGCGAGTTCGGCCCACGTTGCGCGGATCGGCTCGGCCGCGTCCTTGAGAGCGCGGCGGACGACGTTCTTCTCCGTCGCGACCTTGGGGATTTCCTCGAGCGCTTCCAGCACGCCATCGAGGCCTTCGACATGAACGGTCAGCGTCAGCGGTTGAGTGAATGCCACGTCGATAGTATCCTCGGCTAATGGCTCAACGGCTTGCCGCGTTCGCGTTCGTCTTCGTGCTGGTCGGCGGCTACTTCCTCTATTCCGGCTTGGTCATGGACACGTCGGTCGCAACCGGCGACGGCGGGACCGTCGCGAACCTTCAGCTGATGCACGTCCAGGCCATGAAGATCGCGCTTGGCATCGGCTCGGCAGTCATCGCCGCCCTCTTCGCCGTCGGTTCGGCGATCATCAGCCGTCAGTGAACCGCGCGCTCAATTCTGACATTGAAGCCGCGCTCCCTGAGCCGCGTAAAGAAAGCGATGCCCTGAGCGTAACTTAGGCGGTTGCTGTCTTCGCGTCGTTGCTCATTCGGCCTGCCGGTATATTCCGACAAGTCTTTGAGCTTCCCGCTATAGCCGTTGAGCGCGAAGACCGCAGTGTGCCAGGCCGTCGAGATCGCTAGCTCGAATTGCCTCTGCGCGGCGTGGGCCATGCCTTCCATGATCGTGACATAGGACCGCGGCGATTGCCGCCAGAACTCGGAAGGAGAGCCGCCGAGCCTGATCCATTCACGAAGGAAGGTTGCGATGTCCCACGCCGCTTCGGAGGGTTTTCCTGCCTCTCTTTCGCGACGTTAAACGTCCGGTTGAAGAGGCCGAAGATCGACGTGCTGTCGACGCGAAGGAGAAGGCTGAGCGCCTGCTCCACTGTGACGTCGGGATGATGCCGCAGCATCAGTCCCTTCATCACCTGCGCCTTCAGGCACAGCCGTGAGCCTTCGAACATTGCGCCGAGGATTTCCGGCATTGGCTTGCCGGCCATCCGCTCGATATGCGCGAGCGCCCGAAAATCCACAGCCAGGCGGCAACCCTCGACGACCTCTTCATCGTCGAAGATCAGCATTAGCTGCCGGACGCTCCGGCTCCCTGCTCCTGATCGCCGGTGATGCGAAGGATCAGCGTTGCGGTGATCTTGCTCCCGGGCTCCATGTTATCCGGCGCATATCTCTTAACGAAGGCCTGCGTCGTTACGTTAGCATCGATTGTTCCGGTCCCCGAATCGTCCGGAATCTCGAAGCGCACCTTCCGCGTGTCTCCCGTTGTTCGCGCGGCGACAAGGAGAAGATCGGTTGCGCCGAGCGGGACATAATTCAGCTGAACCGTAACGTCGCCGCCGTCGATCAGGCCCGCCTTAAATTCCTTCCGCCGGCCAGGCGACAGCAGGTGCGTGACCTCCACTTCATCAGCCTGATCCTGCGGGAACGTGCAGCTGACGACTTCTGCTAGCTGGACGAGGTTCGCTTCCGTGTTGTCGGTCGAGAGGAACAGCTTACCCCCCCACCCGATGCGGGCTTCGGTCATTTCATGCTCTCCTTGGATTAATCGTGGGCGATCATCAGGTCCGCGGTCTTGCGGTAGATGATCGAGTCGCCCTCGCGTTCACCGCCAAAATCGCGCGGGCCGAGGACAATATCCGCGCGCTGGAATGTGCGACCGCTAAAAGTGCCGCCGAGAATGAGTGCCCCTGGCGATCCGGTCTCCCCGATCAATGCCGCCATCGCCGCCTGAACGTCTGCGTAAGTGAAGCCCCAGGCGTCGACCTGGACGCGGGCGAACTCTAGGTCGAAATCGTTGAGCGTCTGGCCGCGAAGCTCCGTCACATCGAGCAAGGTCACGAAGGGCTTGGCGGCGTTCTGCGGCGCGTTCACCCACCACGTCTGCGGGTAGGCATCTCTCGCCCGAATGATGAAGGCTTCCTGCCAGTCCATCAGGGCGCGGACATCTGCTGAAGGAGCGCCGGGTCAGTGACGTGCGGGTAGAAGCGTGCGCGCCTGAGTGTCGGCGTGGAGGTCAACCCATTGCGCCACAGGTAGAAATTGAAGCGGTCGAAAACCGAGAAATCCGTGTGCAGCGCCGGGATATAGGACATGACCGGGCTGTTATCGATCGAGACCATGAGCAAGGCCGGACTGACCGAATAGGAAACCCTATGTGCTCCGACGCCCAAAGGCACTTTCATGGGCGCATAGACGTCCGGGTCTATGTTGTTCCTCTCGCCGACATAGAATCCGTCGAAGTTGCTGAGGCCAACGTCCCGGCCATCCCATTTGAGGCAGTTGACGCCGATTGAGCGGCCATCGTCGTGCGAGAAGTTGCTGGTGAAAACCGCGACGTCGATTTCGTCAGCGCCGGTGTATTGAACGTCCACGTCGAAGACGCCGCTGTGCGTCGTTCCTATCGGCGCGAAGAACTCGGGAGTGGAGAAAACGCTATCGGAGACGCTGACCGCAGTCGTGATGATCCGCAGCCCCTCGCCTGCGACTTCCCCGGCCGCGTTCATGTAGCTCACCAGGATGTCGGCATATTCGTATGAGACGCCAGCAGCCGTGTAGCTGTCGGCTTGGAAATTAAGGTCCGCGATCGCGGCCGGCGGTGTCGGCGCTGTGAGGACGCCTGCCCCCTCCAGCGACCTGATCCCGGTGAACCGGATCGTCTTGCGGTCGAGCGGCGCTCGCTCGGTCAAATCCCAGTAAGAGCCGTCGAAGCTGATCCGATCCAGAAGCGTCACGCTGTCGACCTTCCTGCTGCGAAGGCATTCGAACGTCGCAGCTTGCGATGCGCTCTCCTGAGCGGCCTCTCGCTTCTCCTGAGCCGTTCCGAAGCGGACGCGCGATGTCGCAACCACATAATCCGCCCAAGTCTCGATCGGCTGGCCGTAATCGTCGTCGATCGTCGTCGCGCGCTGGAAGATCACGCGATAGCTGCGGTCGCCTGCCCCCATGTCAGTAAGCCGAAACCGGCCTCAGCTCGTCGAGCAGCCAAGTGATCGTGGCGGCGATCTCGTCAGAGACGATGCCAGCCGCCGCCGCTTCCCTGAATTCGAACCAATGGCCGATCAGCAGCAGCATCGCGCGCTTGCCGATCAGATACTCTTCGCTCGCCGCCTCGACCGCGCCGCCGGTGTAGGTGACGGTGATCGTCCCGCCGGCGATCAGGTCGGGAAAGCCACTGCCATCGATCGCCGGATAGATGCGAGCGGGAAAGCCGAGGTTGGCGACGAAGCCGCTGTAATCCGCGTCGTCGTCCGGATCTGCGCTCGTCGAATAGGCGATGCTGTCGATGCTCGTGATCGGCGACCGCCAGATTTCGAGATAGTCGCCCCAAGCCCTGAACGTCTCCGTCCTCTCGCCAGCAACGAACAGCCGCCGGCTCACGCGCTCGACGTAAGCGCGAGCCGGTGCGAGCAGCGACGAAAGGAACGTGTCGAAGCTCGTATCGCCGGCATCGACGATGTTGACCTGCGCGCGGGCTTCGGCAAGCGAGACGGGTTCAGACATTCAAGCTCCTGCGAACCGAGGCATCCGATGCGACTGCTCGATCTCTTCCGAAGAGTGGGAACCGGCTCCAAGGGCTGCTACGCCCCGGCGTATGAAATGCTGCTCCGCGACAGGCGCGAGAGCGTTGGCGCTTTGCTCGAAATCGGCATCGGGACGCTTGACCCGAAAGCTTCATCGACAATGTTCGGTTGGGCCGAGGCGGACTACAAACCGGGAGCCTCGCTCCGAGCGTGGCGCGACTATTTCCCCCGAGCGCAGATTTTCGGCGTCGACATTTGGGCGGGGACACAGTTCAGCGAAGAGCGGATCAGAACCTTCCTCTGCAATTCGACCGACCCCGCAGCTGCGGCCAAGCTCGACATTCCCGAGCTCGACATCATCGTCGACGACGGCTCACATGCGAGCGAGGACCAGCTTGCGACCCTCGCCAACTTCTTCCCGCGTCTGAAGGCTGGCGGATTCTATTTCATCGAGGACATCGGAAGCACTGAGCCGCTCTACAAAAAGCCACGCCTCGTCGAGCGCATCATCGGCGACAGCCATTGGTTCGCGATCTCCGACGATGACCAAAAGCTTAGCCGGTGGAAGATGATCGTGATCCGCAAGCGCTAAAGCGCCTGCAACACCGCAGCGTCGGTAATCAGAGGATAGAAGTCCAAGTTCGGGCAGGTGATCTTCGCCCCGTCCGCGCCATTGATCCAAATGTAATTGAAAAACTGCATGTAGGTTGCGAACTTGGTCGGGTCCACGGGCGAGTAGGGAACAACGGCGCCGTGGTTTATGCAAAGGAAACAGCCCGTTGCGTCGAAGCCTACGACGACATGGTAATCGCCCGTGACCAGCGGCGTCAGAAACTCCGTATAGACGCCGGGATTAGGCGCGACCTGATCGCCCGTATAAATCCCGTTCAGGCTTCCCCACTTGTTCGGCCCTGCGCCTACGTTCGTGGAAGCCCCATCATCGTCGAACACCATGAACGACAAGTTGCTGCCCGCGCCGACCACGACCGACACATCGAAGACTGCCGTATTGGATGCGCCGACGGCCGCGAATAGCTCGGGCGTCGAAAGCACGAAATCCGATGCGCTCGCAGTACCTTGCAATACCCATCCCTCGCCGGGAACGATCGAGGAATGATTGAAACCGGTCAGGCACTCGGCGAGCGTCTTGCTCGATCCGCCGAAGCTGTAAGCCTCATCGGAGAAATGGAGCGAGGCGTTCGGGGTCGGCCCGCTCGCTCCAGTGCCCGCCTGTGCCTTGATCGAGAGATCGACGCCGATCCTCATGCTGACCGCCTAGTAGAGCGCCACGACCACGGCCGGCGCGCTGCCGGTCGTCGGATCGTCGATCGCCCGAGCCGTCAGCGGGTTGTAGCCCTTGAAGACCGGCACATCCTCGCGGACCTGGCCGCTCTCCGTCGTCAGGTTCAGGAACCCGTCCTCGGTGCAGAGGATCGCGCGGCAAACGCCGTCGGCGAGGTCGGACGAGCTTGGCGTTACGGTGACGTAATCTAGCGCTGGCTCGGTCTTGTTCGATGGTTCGTTCATGGCTTGGCGTCCTTTCCGTCGCGGCCGCGCTTAACTGCGATGCGCCAGCCCTCGTCAGGTTGATCGGGCTTCGCGGTCGTTGCCCGTTCGGCGATCCACATGTGACCGCCCCAGGTCACGGCATCGCCAGCTTCGTAAGTCTCTCCGCTGCGCCAGACGCCGCGATAGATGACCGTCGGCCATTTGAGCGTGAAAGCCTTCTCTTCCTCGCCGCGGCGGAAGCTCAGCTCGATTGTGCGATCATCGTCGAGGACGGCCACGTCCATGTCGTCGAAGCCGAAGCCGTCGCGGCCGTTCTTGCCCTTCTTGCCGTCGCGGATGCCGGTGCGGATCAGCCGGCCGTCCTCAAGCGTCAGCACAAGCTCGCCGCTGTCCTTCAGCGCTTGGACGATCCCGGCCGCGTCCTTCCCGTCCTTCGGCGGCGGGAGCGCTGCGACGGCGCGCTCAACGGCTTCGGCAACTAAGGCGGCGATATCCGGCAGTTCGGGTGCCTCAAGCAGTTCCGGAATGATGTTCTCCGGTTCCGGCCTGTCCTCCAGCGCCTTCAGACGTGCTTTCAGTTCGGCATTTTCGGCTTTGAGTGGCGCGACCTCGCGCTCGAGATAGCTTTTGACCTGTGCGACGATTGTATCGCCGAGGAGCTGACCGTCAAACATCGGCAAAACCCTTCGTTACGGTCGCCATTAGCTTCATGGCTTCTTGCGCCGCCGCGTTGTCATTCGCGGCCGGATCGGCCGGAGGCGCAGGCGCGGCCTTGCCGAACGGATCTTCCTTCGCGTCGCGCTTGGCGAGCGCTTCGAGGCTGAAGTCCTGCTGCTGGCGATAGACGGAATCGCCACCGGCCTTCGGCGGCAGGCTGAGCTTCGCGCGGCCGTCGTTGGGCGTGAAATAATTCCGGCCCTTGTCGAGCACTTCCATCTGCGTCGCGCTGTCGAGCCGCAGCAGGTTGTCGACGTCGAATTCGGTCCCGAGAGTCACGCCGTCCATGCCGAGGCCGTCGTCCAGGCAGGCCTCGATGTCCTCGAAGTGCTTCTGGATGCATTGCGTGTAGTAACGCAGCGTCCGGTCCTGGACGCCGCCGGCCGCAGGCTCCGCGCCGACGCCGATCATAAACGGCGGAACATGGTAGGCCGAGCAGACCATTTCGGCGGTGTATTTCAGCTGCTCCACGACCTGCGCGTCGACCGAAGTCATGGTCATGGTTTCGAACTTGGCGTTGTTGCCCAGGACGGCCAAGCGGCCAGCGCCCTTCGGACCGCCGTATTTTTCCTGCCAGGTGCTTTGCAGCCGCGCCGCTTCTTCCGCCGGGATATTGCCGGGGAACGTCAGGATGCCGCTCGGGCGCACTCCGTTTTCGGCGAGTTGGGCCGCAGCGGTTTCAAGGTTAGTCGCCTTCGTCGCCAGCAGCGCGTTCGCGTAGAGCGGCGAAATGCCGACCAGCGGGTGGAAGAGGCAATTGAAGCGGTCGTGAATGATCTCGCGCGCCGGAACGATGATTCCGTCGCTAGTCTGGAGACCCGAAAGGTTGTCCTGGCTGAGCCGATAGAAGACCTGGCCGTCGTCGCTGACGAGCGGTTGGACGCGATCCGGGTTCAGCACGAAGAGCGCGGTGACGACATTGCGCCCGTCGCGCTGCTTCAGGATGTAGGCATTGCCGCGCAAGAGCTTGGAATTCATCCACGTTTCGAGAAACTGGATGCGCGTCTGATAATTGTTCGGCTTGCGCAGGACCGGCGAATAGGCCGGGTTGACCGTCTCCTGCCAAACGCCGTCCTTGAATTGGACAAGCTTCACCCTGTTTTTGGCGACGTCACTGCAGATCGACGTATGACACGCAAACACCGCAGGCATCGCGAGGCATTGGTCGGGACTGAGCTGCTCGAGATTGCGCTGCCACGCTCCGGCGAACGGCTCTCTTACGAGCGGCCACCACCCTCCGCGGTTGTCGGGCGGCGAGAGGCCCTTGCCGACGCTCGGCATGAGGCCGGCCGACAGGATTTGCAGCGCCCTATGCACGCGAGGCTCCGCGCAGAACGATGAAGGCGGCCCCGAGGCAGAAGGCACCGAGCGCGATCAAGCCCGGTCCTGTGCCGAACGCCACGAAAACGCCGGCCGATATGCAGGTCGCGCCGCCGAGAGCCAGGACGATCACGCTCGCGATCTCGATCATCAGGCGGCCTCCTTCTCTGCGATGCGATAATTCGCGGTCACGAACGGGTCGGTTCGGATCGAAGCGAGCGTCCACGGCTTGATCTTGCCGGGGAAGAACAGCAGCCGCGGCGCGAACCTGCCCCGCTTGGCTTTCCGCTCTGATTGGTAGGCCGGGCCATACCAAAAGACGCCATCGCGCTCCGACCAAGTTTTTTCCTTCCGGCCGAGCGCGAGCGCCAGATAGGCCTGATCGGAACCGACGAACAATTCGCCGCTGAGGCGCGCGCTCTTCGCGTTGAAGTCCTCGTAAACACGCGGCCGGCAACCGGCGCGGATCATCATCATCGAGCCGTTATACGGGCGGTCAGGCGCTGTTCCCTTGAACAGCACCAAATCTTCAGGCCGATCGAACAGCGGATCGAGCGGGCCGCCGATGACGCAATCCAAGTCCATGCAGACGAAGCGCTCGCCGAAGATGCGCGCCGCATCCCTGCGGAACATGCTCAGGCGCCGGTAGCAGTTCGGCTTGTGCCGCCCCCACTTCGGCTCGATGTTTTCGAACTCGTGCGGCGGGTCGAT